GATGGATTTAGAAAACTTAGAGAACTACAAAGCTCCTACAATCATTGCTTTAGAGATAGATGAATTTGATGAAGATTCAGGTGTTGATGGTATTGCCCTCGTGGAACAACCTGCAATAGAATCTGATTGGATTTATTTTTCTTCACAAAAACATATATTTGAATCTTATAGTGATTACCCTGATTCAGTTAGTAACAATGCTAAAAAAGGTATTGAACTTAACGAGAAACAAGGTAACAAATGCGCAACTCAGGTTGGCAAGATAAGAGGTCAACAATTGGCTAAGAAAGAAAAGATTTCAGTAGAAACGATTAAGCGTATGTACTCTTATTTATCAAGAGCACAAACATACTATGATGAAGGAGATACTACATCTTGTGGATATATCTCATATATGTTATGGGGTGGTTTATCTGCTAAAAGATGGGCAGAATCTAAATTAAAAGAATTAGATTTATTTCAAGGAGAGATTGATGTAGCAGATATAGCAGATTATATACCAACAGGTAGTGATAAATCTCCTATTGATAAGTTTGTAGAAAACGCAGGGGGATTTTCGGTAGGAGATTATGTATCTTGGACATTTGCAGGTAGAGGTGATGATAGTGATAGAGGAAGAGGACAAATCAAAGAACTACGAGTAAGTGGTAAACTAAAAGTACCAGATACAGATTTTGAATTGTCTCCAACAGAAGATAGGCCAGCAGCGTTAATAGAAACTGTTGACGGAAAGTTAGTTGGACAATACACCGAGAATTTAAGAAAGATAAAGAAACCTGATACCTTTAACATAGAAGATTATCTAGGGTTCTACTTTGAATTAGTAGATTATTTAGATGGGTTACCACTATTCACTACAAAAGAAGAAGCAGAACAAGCATCAGCTATATTTGATTGTACAGGAACACATGAACATGAGATAGAAGGATTTACCTTTTATATGCCTTGTGAAAATCATGATGAAGCAACACAATCATTTTTAGATGAAGTAGCTGAACTACTTAAGAAAAAGAAAAAGAAAAAATACTTAGATGATTTACCTCAAGATACTCAAGAGAAGATACTAGAACGCTTGGATGAGATAGGAGAGAGAGAAGAGGACCTAGTGAAGGCAGGTTGGGTGTTGATTGAAGATGAACAAAAGTTCGCAATATCTTCAAAACCCAACGAACCTTCCATAGAAGATTATGGTAAGTTTAGAATTAGATACAAATATACAGGTCCGAAAGATTCTAAAAACAGAACTTTTTGTAGAAGAGTATTAGATAAAAATTTAATATTCAGAAAAGAAGATATAAACAGTATGTCAATTGGTGGTGATAATTCACAATTTGGTATATATGATATTTTTACATACAAAGGTTCATATGGATGTAGACACTATTGGACAAGATTAGTGTATGAAAAGGGTGATGATAATAGGGAAAGAAAAACAGAACAAAGAAGTGTAGATGAATCTTCTTCTGTTAATGCTAAACCTACAATGAATAGGAATCCTAATTCAGAAACTTTAATAGATAAGAGTGCAACACAAGATGCATTCTCAAAAATACAATTCGAATCAGAAGAAAAACAACTTATAGCAGGGCCTTTAATGATACCTCGTAAGTTGATATATCGTTTTGATGAGAGTAATGGTGAGTTTTGGGTATATTTTACCGAACAAACCATTGAAAAGATTGCTTACAAATACTTGATGAACAAAAATCAAGACCAAACTAACTTAGAACATAGTGAAAGTGTAAAACTAGAAGATGTTGTATTAGTGGAATCTTGGTTGGTTCAAGACCCTGAAAAGGACAAATCATTTGCTTTAACCGGTGAAAAATATTCAAAAGGAACATGGTTTGGAATAATGAAGGTAAAAAATTCAAGTGTATGGGAGGAATGGGTAAAGACTGGTAGAGTTCGTGGATATAGTGTGGAAGGGTTTTTCTCTGACAAACTAATAAACATGAGCAAAACTAAGTTTTATTACCGAACTACTAAAGGTGGTAGTGAGATAGTAATTGACCACAAAACCTTGGTAGTATTTATTCTAAAAGATGGTGAGCGAAAAGCTATATTGCCTGATGGAACTTATGAACTTACAAATGGAACAACATTGAAAGTTATAGATTCTAAAGCAGTAGAGGGTTCGTTCAATATCAATTAATGTTAAAACCAAAAAAAGGAGTTTATTATGAACAACGAAGAACTAAAGAATTTAGTTAAAAAACACTTCAATTTAGTTGAACCAACAGTAGAAGAAACTGTGGAAGAAACTAAAGTTGAATTGTCAGAAGTTGCTGCTGAACAATCTTTTATGGACATTTTAACGGCTGATGGAGAACTTACTCTTACTTATGAAGGAGAAGAACTCTCTGTGGGATTACCAATATTTGTAAAAACAGATGATGGTGATGTACCAGCACCGGATGGAGAACATGCTTTGGAAGGAGGTGTGTTTATTAAAACCGAAGGTGGTTCAATTGTTGAAATTTCTGAAGGAGAAATTGAAGCGGCTGATGAAGAAGAAATTATTATCGAAGAAAAAATGTCTGAAGATACTAAAGAAACTGAATCAAAAGAGTCTGATGAAAAATTCGAAGAAGAAATAATCGAAGAAGAAGTTGTACTAGAAGACAAAGAAGAAATCATTAAAGCAATTGCTGAATCAGTTCTACCGATTATCGAAGAATTGAAAGAAGAAATTGAAGAAATGAAGAAAAAGTTTTCTGCAACCGAAACTAAGGTTAAAGAATTTGCATTAGCACCTGCAGCGGAAAGAACCAAAGCAGAAATTAAATCGAGAAATGTATCAAAGAAAGACTATTCTTATAATCCAATAAACGAGGATAAGAAAAGACAATTTGAGAGATTACTTAAAAAACAAAACAAAAACAAAAAATAAGGAGAAACAATCATGGCAGGATTTGACGTATCTGCATTAGCAGATTTTAACAATGAATTAGCAGGTGAATTCCTAGTAAAATCAGTAATCGCTGGTTCTACTGCGGAATATGTAACCGTAATCGAAGGGATTAAGTATAAAGAGCCCTTGAATCTACAAGAAGTAGATTTACAAATACAAGACGGATTTGGATGTATTACATCTGCATCTGGTGAAGTAACATATACACAAAGAGACATCGAAGTATGTCAAAGAAGTTCATACGATGGACTATGTTTAAGAGATTTAGATAAGAAATATATTGGTCTATTAGGCCCTAAAGGTTCTTATCCTGAAACTTATGCATTCGCAGAAGAATATGCATCTCAATTAGTAGCTAACTTCCAAAAAGCAAACGATACGTTTATTTGGACGGCAACTACTGGTGGTGGTGACTGTGTTAATGGTCTTAATACACTATTAGCTTCAGGTTCATCTGACGCAACATTCGTATCTCAATCAGCTCCAACATCTGATAACATTTTAGACCAGATAGATGAGCAATTAGAGAATCTTGATGTAAACGTACAAGATAGAGATGACTTAACAGTATTTATGTCAATCGCTAACTTTAGAAAGTACATCGTAGGATTAAGAAAAGCAAACAACTATTTCTATGACCCGAATACAGTAGAGAATAGAGGTTCATTACTTTCAGCAATGCACCCATTCGCTAACTTAAGAGTTGTAGGAACAGTAGGATTAGCAGGTTCTAACAGAATCGTAACTGGTCCAGCTAGACAAATCGTAATTGGAACTGACTTAGTATCTGATTTGGATAACTTCCAACTTTGGTATGATATCAATGGTGACCAACTGAAACATAGAATTGTAACTAAATTAGGTGTTCAAGTAGCATTCCCATCTTTTTGGGTAACTAACAACCTATAATCAACTAAAGGAGGAATAAATTATGGCATGTGATATTACAAGTGGATTTGCATTAGGATGTAGAGACAACTCAGGTGGAATCAAAGCGATTTACATCCTCTCTGGTTCCGTTTCATCAATAACAGACTCGGCTAACGAGATTTCTGATATCGATGGTAGTGGAATTTTTTATCAGTTTGATTTACAAAGGGGAACTTCTGATTTTACAGAAACAATCAATGGTTCAACTGAAAACCAAACGGTCTTTTACGAGGCTACGGTAAACGCCGCGTTCGCGAAATTACAAACTTCAACTAGAAACCAAGTAAAAATACTTGCTCAGAACCCAGACTTAAAAATCGTTGTTGAAACGAATAATGATTCTGCTTCAGAGAAGTTTATTTATGTAGGTAGAAGAAATGGAGCTGTACTTAACGCCGGACAAGGTCAGTCAGGAACTGCTTTAGGTGACGCAAATGGTTACACCTTAACATTCACCGCTCAAGAACCACAACCAGCAGATTTTATCTCTGGTTCAAGCTTGGCTGGTGCATTAACAGGAATAACTGTTTCACAATAAAAGTGATTAAAGGTAACTGTGGGGGGATTAAGTTCCCTCCACTATTATCTTTTTTATATAATAAAGTAAGGGGAATATGCAAACAGTAAAAGAAAATCAAGTAAATGAATTAGTGTGGCCATATGAAGTAGTTGCGTGGGTAAATCCACCAACAGGTTCAAAGTCAAATTATATTCTTGCATATGAAACTTTAGCAAATGATAGTGGTTCTTCGGAAGTAAGTTCATTTGCAACCGCAAGTTTAGAGATGAACAACGAAAGATGGAGGGTAACTCCAATCAATCTTGTTACAGGCTCTACTACAAATCTTGGTGAGATGTATGTTAAAGCGGGGACAACATACGAAATAGAATTTAGATATGGTATTAGACCTTTTTATATATGGAAAGAAGCTACACCACTATGGACGGATACTGAAGGAACTTGGAGTAATCCATTTCTACCAACCTCAAACAATTCAATCCCACAAGGAAGTGATAGAATGTTTGTATCAGGTGCAGTAGCTCCAAAAGAAACACTTTATATAACATCGAATGACGATGCAAAATTTACAATATATCAAGGGTAATATGAAAAAATTAAATAAACATAAACTAACTATTATACCAAAATACGGAGATTATTATTATCCTACTACAAAAGTATTTGAAGATGATAAAGGTGATGTAGTATATTATGGGGAAGCAAATGAGTTTCCACAGTATATAATTGAATTATACAACAAATCTTCTATAAATGGAACTGCGATATCATCTAAGAGAGATGCCGTTGTAGGACAAGGATTAACAACAGAAGATGAGAGTATTTTAGAATATGCAAACAAAGAAGGTGAAAGTTGGAATGATATATTTAAGAAAGTAGCTTTAGATAAAGTAATGTTTGGTGGATTTGCATTAGAAGTAATCTGGTCAAACGATAGAACAAAAATTGCAGAAGTATATCACATAGATTTTTCTTATGTAAGAGCACATAAGATGGATAACAGAGGAATTATTCCAGGATATTACATTTCATCTGCATTTCAAAGTAGAGGGAGATTAAGACTTCCAAAAGAAGATTTAACTTATATACCTAGATTTAATAAGTTAGATAGAACATCTCCATCACAAATTATTTATGCTGGAAACTATGAACCAGGTATGAGGTATTATCCTCTACCGGATTATAATTCAGGTCTTAACATTATAGCACTTGATGCAGAAATAGATAATTTTCATAAAAACAATATTAAGAATGGATTAGCTCCGTCCCTTTCAATTACAACATTTACAAATGCTGATAATGAAGAACGAGGAGTAATAGAACAACAATTAAGAGA